TCAAATAAAGAACTTTGAAAACCTAAACCGCAAATGCTACATAAGTTTTTCATGTAACTATCAATAAATGGCGCTTTATGAAAGTTTCTACAATCTACTATGTATTGTTCTAATTCAGCGTAAAAATTACCCGCACTGCCTGTTGTAGCAAGATTTAAAATTGTTACTATAAGTGCAAAAGGTGCAAGTATAATAAAAAATATAATGCCAATAATCATAATTGATTCTTGCAAAGCATTTGGCCTTACATCATTACAGTATTGAATATTGCCTGCTATTCTAAATGTATCTTCACCTAATGATAAACCGCTGCCATCTGCTTTATCTACCCTATCCCAAATTAAATGATTCTTCAAACATCTAATAGCTTCAGCATCCACACTATTATCTACTACAGTAACTTGCGCTTCACATGTCGGAAACGTACACCAACGTACAGAACCGCCTTCAATTTTGCCAGTAAATAATAAACGGTCCGAACCATCAGGATTTAAACAGCAAGTATCATAAATCAATACTTCAATGCCTGCAATATTTGGATTAGGCGCGTTTATTATTTGTTGCCTGACATATTCATAGGTTTCGCCAACAACAGTTAATTCAGGGGCAAATGAAAACGCCGAATCGCCCGCTTCATCTTTGCGGCGAAAAACAAAACTTGCTGATTCAGTACCGTTGAAGTTATCTAAGTCCTGAGGTATGCCATCAAAATAAATTAGTAAGCCGTTCATTTAAGTATTGAATATGTTAACGCCCCCAAAGATACACTAATAAACGCGTAAGTTGTTATTTTCCACGCTTTTTTCAAACGCGTTTGTTTTTTCAATTGCTTTGCATAGTCATTGCATACAACGTTACCTCGTTCATAACTTGCAATCATAGCGTCTTTTAATTTTAGCATGTCGCTTTGCATATTATAATTATCATTTAGCGTTTTTTTAAGCCTTTCTGACTGATATAATAGACTATCACAATCAATGGCCCTATTAACACATTCTCCGTATGCAATTTTATAAGCATCTAAACTATCAAAACGTGCGGCGATATATTGAGCATAATCGCGGCTTATTAAAAAACCGTTATCGACCTTTGTAATCTGACATGAGGCGGCCAATGAGCAAAGTGTCAGAAGCATTATCGTAATTAACAATCGGTACTTTAATAATCTTAATTCTTGATAAGTCATATCTAAACTGTTTTATTTGTTTGTCTAATGTAGTCTGCATCGTGTCTATATGCGCTTGCAAGCTATCTGATTTTGTCACAAATTTAGCATATATTTGTGACAAACTGTCACGGGTTTGTTGTTCATTTTTCTGTATCTGTTTGTGTAATTTATTTGAGTTATCAATAAAAATATAAAGCAATACAGATACTAAAATGATAACAGTTATAATTAAATATTTCATTTCTTTACTAAATTTAAAGCGATGGCAACCGCCTGTTCTTGCGGTTTACCTTCAGCTATCAAAGTTCTAATGTTTCTTTGAATACATTTGTTATCGCCGGGTAAGCATTTGATTAGTGGCATAGCATTATAATGTTTAAATGTTTATACAAAATTATATCATTTTGACCAATTACGTGAGAAGTTTTTACGCGCCTGTCTTTGTTCTACAATTCTAAATATACCGTTAGCATTCGCGCTAACTGTTGTTTTAGGCATGTATTTTGGCAGTTCGGTTAAAACATTTTCAATACGTTCTAATCTGTTTTCTAAGCCGCCGTAAGTTTGAGCCACGTTTACAAATATAGACTTTTGCCCTAACTCATTACTAAGTGAAACATTATCGCCAAATGCACCTAAAGCGTTTTTAATGCCGCCTTGCTGATATGCTTTTGAAAATGTATTAAGTACATCCGCTGGTATTCTGTTATTGTGAACAGCGCTAAGTACATCCCAATATTTATTATTTGTGTCGGTTGTAATTACACGTTCACCCTCGTTAAGCATTGCAGGTATTGTGTCGCGCCCTGCTTTGTTGTTGCCGCGTTCTAAGTATTCAACACCATGATAAAACGCGTTACCAGCTGCTACACGCGCTTGTGCTAAGCCTGCAATAAGTGACGCAAGTGTAAGTGCAATTGTAACAGGTGCAGCCGCGCCACCTTCAGCCGCCGCCTTTGAAATTGCTATTGCCGCGTTAATTGCTAACTGTACCTGTGCTATTGTTTTTTCACGTTCAACCGCGCGCGCCCGTTCATTTTCTAAATTTTCTAAACGTTCTTTTTCTATTTCTAATTGACGCGCATTATAATCTTCACTATTAGCGCGAATTTCATCTAATGCTGATTTGCTTTTATCTATTGCTTTGTCAAGGCCGCTAATGTAAGCCTGAACTTGAGCATTTAAAACGTTAAACACAGAATCTGATACGCCTTGGATTAGCTGTGTTGTTTGTTCTATTAACTGTTTTTGGTTATCGGTTAAGCCTTTGACTTCTTCGGTTGTTTCTGTTGATGTTTTGCCTAACTCAGTAATCTTTAAATTTAGTTCAGATATTTGCTTATCAATATCAGATATTAAACTTTCATCGCCTGATGTAACAGCTAAGTTTCTAAGTTGATTTAAAAGATTTATTCTTGAATTTAGAATTTCTTTGTTAGCTTCATTTTCTAAATCTAAACGCAACTTATCATAATACTTATTTATTTTTTCTTGTTCTTCTGCATTGCCTGTTGCAGCTTTTAATAATTGGTTTCTTTCTTGTTCTAAATAATTAAGTTCATTATTCAAATCGCGTTCACGGTTGTTTATTTCAATATTAGATTGCTTATTATAATAGTCCTCATATAATTTTATACTGTTCTTTAACCTATCTGCTATAAACTGGTTTATTTCTGTTTCAGACATGCCCAATTCTTTAGCATATTGTTTATATAGACTTGTTAAAACATCTGTATAATTCGTTTCAGCTTTTATACGTTCTTCTGAACCTTCATCGGTTAATGATATTTCATAATTCAAAGCATCCTCGGTAATTTTAACCATATTTTCAATGCTTTTTATTCTTTCTTTTTCTTCATCTTTAATATTTTTTATAGCTTTCTTAAACTGGTCATTAGCTAATTTTTGCAATTTAACATAAAAACTTTCTGTTTGTTTTATGGTTTGTTTTTGTTCTTTTTTTATATCATTTTGTTGTAAATTTTGCCTTCTTCTTCTGTCAGCTTCTAACCTTTTCGCTTCAAGTTGTTCAGGGGTTAAATTACTTTTAGGTATAAAAAGATTTTGTTCTAAATCCTTAGCTACTTTATCAATTTTTGCAATTTCAGTTTTATAGTCATCTTCAATTTTTGTGATTTCTTTTAATATGTTTTCTTTATCTTTATTTAATCTGTTTAATTGTTCAGTTGAAGATATAAATAATAAATCTTTTTCTACTTTAGCTAATCTTTTTTGAACATCTAATCTTTTAGTAAACAAATCAGTTGTTGCAGATTCTAAAGCATTTGTTTTGGCTTGCGTTACAGCTTTTCTAACTAATGCCTGATTAACTAAATCATAAGCAACTGCAAGTTCTTCTGCTGTACTTGTTTCAGTTAAAAGATTAGGTAAATAATCGCCATATTGTTTATTTATTTGGTCAATAACTGCACTTCTTTCTTCACCTTGTATATTAACATTATTTAACGAACCAAATAAATCATCTAATGCTACTTTTTCTTTTGCATAAGATGCAATTGCAGATTGTGCCGCTTCATTAAATTTATTTTGTGTTTCGGTAACTGTAAATAAATATTCTACTACCAATGGCAAAATTGCAAATATTGCAGTAAATGGATTTGATAAACCTAAAATCTTAAACGCATTTCCTAACATCATAGTACTACGGCGCATAGTGTTTAAATTACGTGCGCCTTGTAATAAGTTTCTACCTAAATTACCCTGCTGTACTGATGCCTGACCTGTACTAACTGCTAACTGTTTGTTAGTAGTGTTTAATTGATTATTAACTGCAACGCCTGCTTTACTTTCGGCGTTAACTTTCTTTTGTGTATTAACTAACGCTTCACGTTTCTGATTTAGCTGTTCAACGCCTTTAGCCTCTGTATTTAGAACGCCAACTAAATTGGCCTGTGCTGATTCTAATTCATCAGCAACATCAACGCCCTGCTCCATTGCGCTGTTAAGTTCATCAATAGATTGAATAGCTGAATTTATTTCAGTCTGGAACTGCGAACCGTTAAATTCTAAACTATAAACGTCTTTAATTTCTGCCATTACTTTTTGTTTATTTTTTTATTAGCTTGTTCGGCCCTATCATTGTCTTTTAATATCTGTTCTAATGCCGCGTAATAATCACGTATAACCCAAAACCTAACATTTGCCATTTGCACCGGGTCACCCTTTGTTATAATATAATCATTTTCGCGGTTTTGTTCTTTCAGTTTTTGTAATGCGTGTTGATATGTTTGCGGTTTCTTTTTTGCTTTTACGTTAGGTTCAATTTTGTTTAGCCGTGGAAAATTTAATCTTTTAAAGCGCTCGAACCTTTCAAAATTTGTTCTATACTGTTCAAA